GCGGCCAGCTGGTCTACTGATACGTTAGCCATATCTACCACCCCACAAATACGTTTACCAATTCGGCCTCATACGCCGCCTTGTCGCCTGGCGGCATAATCACGTTGGGATCGTCCAGAATGGTCTCTACCAAGTCCTTGAGATCCTGCACCAGTTTGTGATCAACCAACTTCGCGCTGCCAATTTCGTCAGCCAGGATACGTTCGCAGGTCAGGCGAATCTTGTCTCCACGTTTCTCAGTGCGGATTATATTGTAGGTGTCAGTGTCGTGCTTCAGCTTTGGTTCGCCCTGGTACTCATAGGAATACAATTCGAACTGCTTCTCAGGCTTCAGTCCCGCTACTGAGGCGTTGTAAAACTCGCTTTGATTAACATAGAACTCGTTGGCGTACACTGTGCGCTCGGTAGTCAATGCAACCTGATTGCCAATGCTGTCCTCGGTCACAGTGACGGTGATCAGTTTGATTATCTGGTTATGTCTCAACTAACACCACCGCCTCCGTCAGTATAGTCCTCGGCAAGAGTAAGGTGCATCTTCAGCATTTCATAGGATTTGATGAATCTGTCGGCGTCTGGATTATCGTAGCCGAAGTGTGCTTTGCAATAGGTGATCACAGCCCGTTTGATCAACGGATCCGTCGTATCATCGGAGGTGATACCAGCCAACTGCAGATCATCTTTGGCGGCGCTGATAAGGTCGTTGACCTCGCCATCAAATGCAGTATTGGAAGCGGCTATCCGCAGTGCCACCTTTACATCGTCCAGGATAGCCATCAAGCCACCCCCCTATTTCTTAGTTGCTTTTTTAGCCTTCTTAACCGGCTTGACCACTGCCTCCCGAATCTCTGGTTCATGTATTACGGCAGTCTGGATTGGTTCTTCATAGCGGCCGCCGATTAGGCCCATACGCCTAAGTTTGGCCGCGCGCCAGTCGTCAAGTTCCACTGGGTCGCCTGCTTGTTTGAACCCGGTTAAGTCCTGAAATGGCTTAATAACGGTGTATTTCATTTATTTATCCCTCCTTTAAGGGAAAAGAGGGGCGCAAGGCCCCTCAAATTAAGGTTCTACGTCAACTTTAGCGGCGGCTACTTGGTTGGTCAGGGGAGAATATCTGTTCTCTCCGCGCACCAGTATAGCGCCGGTCTGGGCTGCTGCGGAGTTGGTGACCCGTAAGGCCACATAATTGAATCCCTCATCCAAGAAGGCAGTGTCGCACTCGACATAGCCGATTGCCCGCAGGGTTGCCGGAGTAATAGTCGCGGCGGCATCGGCAATAGTAATGGTTTGTTCACCAGGCTCATCCACGGCCAAGGTCACCACGGCCAGCGCTGCAGTTGCGGTAACACCGGGCACGCCAGCGGTCGCATGGTTGATTGCGGCTGCCAGACTTGCTGCACATGCCGTATTATCAGCGCCTACCGCAAATTTACGGTTAGCTAAGTCTGCTGCAGCTGCAGCCTCAAAGGTCAGACCATTAATGGTGACTTTGTTAGTTGCTACTACGGTATCAACGGTTAGGGTGGCGGCGGCCACTTTTGTGTTGGCCGTAATGGTTGCGGCGTTGTTGGTGACTACCTTGGCACCGGTGCCGGCTGCGTCCTGAGCCTGCATGACCTGGCCAACAGAGGTCACGGCTGCGGCCATCGCCCCAACTTCCCATACAAACAGGGCCTTATTACGCAGACCCATATTGTAATAGGTGCCGGTAGATTCGCCATTAATGGACGCGGGNACGATTGCTATATCAACTTTGTTAATCTCACTCAAAAGTTTAGCCATTGTATTCTATTCCTCCTTCCTACTACTGCAGCACGACGAACGGGCTAACAGTGGAAACGCCGTCACGGGCCAACAGCGGAGTGCTCAGCCAGGGCTGTCCGTCAACATTCCAGAACGCCTTGATGATAGTGCGGTTCTGCGTAAATAACGGGTGCTCGCTCATGCTGAGTGAGATACCGCTACCGTCTTTAATCAGGTAGTAGTTGAGGTCTACCAGTATCAGGTCGCCTTCTGCTCCTAATATCGGGCTCTGGTCGTTGAGCAGGAACGGGATACCAATCAGGGTGCCCGGTGCTCCTTCTCTTGCATTGGGCTGCCACACCAGGTTATTGCCGGCATCCACCATAGACATCAGCTGGGGCAGAATGGTCTGAGAACCTATCCATGCCAGGCGACCGCCGAACTTGGCGCGGGCAAACATGTTTACAACATCAGTATAGGCAATAGCTCCAGCACCTGCACGAGCCACCTGTATAGCAGCGGGATGTCCAATAATGCCTAAAGGCTGACCTGCACCGTTACCGGATAGGAAAGCATCTTCTTCAGCGGCAATTATCGCCTTGCGAAGTAGGCTAGATACCAAAGCACCAGCGGCCGCACTGTTACGGAGTAGTTTGTCGGTAACAACCACATGGGCGGCTACTTCGTTTGGTTCTAAGCGTATTTCGCGGAATAAGGGTTCGGTTTCAGGCTTGGTTGCGCCCTCTGCAATCCAGGATACCTGCACGCCTGCGTAAACGCCATTAGCGTTGCCCTGGTCTAGTGCCGGGATGGTGATAGCGGCATCGGGCGGATCTCCAGCCGGGATGACCTGCGCACGGGGTCTGAATATTGCGCTCTGGTCGTCAACCATCTTAATCTGGTTACTAAACTGTTCGGGTACGATAAACCCGCCAGAGGCACCGAAACCCATGTTAAGAAAACGTTTCTGGGTCTTGTCGCTCATTTCCCGGGCTCTCAAAGCCTGATCATGCGGGTTGTACTTTACAGTCTGCAAGAACTCGCCAAAGTCGCGGAACTCCTGTTCCTGTGAGGGGTCGGGAGTCGGGTCAGCTTTCCTCGGCTGAATGTTTATGGACTCAAACATACTGCGCCGTTTTTCAATCTGGGCCTTTTCGTCGCCTAAGTCGCGGAGTTCGGTCTCCAGTGCATCCAGATCTACTTCTCCTTCGCCTTCTAAAAGGCTACGGATTTCTAGTATACGGGCTTCTATTTCTGCCATTCTGGTCATGTTTTTCATTCCTCCTTAATAAGTCAGGGTCTTTAACAACAGTGCTCTTTTCCGTGCGTTGTAGCTCTCCAGCTCCTGTGCCCTCTCCAGGGCTGCCATCCTCTCCCTCTCCAGATCAAGGACTTTTCGCGCGGATATTGAAGTAGCGTCATAGGCCGGTTGGTCTACGGCAGCCACGTCAAAAACTTTATCAATCTTGCGGACGTGCCAGGTCCGGGTCTCTTTGTCGAAGGATTCTTCCCGGATCGTGAAGGCAAATGACATTTTGTCAACAGCACCGGCCTTAATGAGTGTATATAAATCGCGGGCCTGCTGAATGTCAAACAGTTTAGCCCTCATGAGTAGTCCGTCGGCATCCTTGGTCAACTCCAAACTGCCGCCCCGGGTACGGGCCATAACAAAAAGGTTGTCGTTGTGGTTATACCGGAATACCACATCGCGCATGTCGGCCTCATCCAGAGCTCCCGCCTCGATTACTTCTTTGTACTCGTTGCCCCCGGATTTAAAAAGGACCGTTGGTTGGTTGAATACTACCGCCCGGCCCTCGACTATCATCTGGTTTTCTTCGGTTATAACCGGACTAAGGTCTGCAAACCGCAGTTCCTTTCCTTCTCTCTTAGGTATCTGGATCGTCAACTGGATCCTCCTCCTCTCCTAACTGGTACTGGTTGGCCTTGCCGGCATCAACTACATTGAGCGTTTGGATGCGCTTGTCTCCTCCGTCTACTGGGGCCAGGTTGAATATCTCCCGGCCTTCGTTGATGGTGAATAATCCCAACGGTGCCAGGTCCTTGAGCATCTGCACTTTGGTCTTAGTGGAAACGTATTGTAGCCGGTTGGCCTCAAACACGATTTCATGCCCTCGGCCGCGCTCCCCCATTGTGAATAACTTGCTGGTGAACTCCAGGCTCATCTGCACAGCCAGCGGTTCCAGGGTTGATTCATAAAATGAGTCCCAATCCTGCTCACTGTAGCCGCCGGTAATGATTTTTTCATTTACGCCATAATACCTATAAATGTTCTCTCGCAATTCCTTCATCTGGGCGGCATCTACCATTAATGGCTGGCTTTTCAGTTCGGTATAGTCGGCTTTACTATCCAAAGCGGCCACCCCGCCATTGTTCTGCACCACCAGATATTCCGCAACAAACCTGTCCCGGTTGGCCTTAATGTCAGATTCCTTCAATATGCCCTGATACTTGAGTATTCCTCGCAGGCTGGCGGATGTCTTGACCGCCTGGCCCAGCCCCTCGTTGGTAGTGTGTATGGCTTCCAGGGTGTTGTTTATTGACTTGTTGCTCTCGCCTAGCAGGTCGTTCTTGTAAAAGTGCCGCCGCAGGTGAATAATTTCATCGTATGGAAGTGTGATACTATCATCCGCGAACCAGAATTTGATCCCTATCTGCCCGCCCTGCGCCTCGATGAACTCAACCTGACTGGCAACCACCGGCCAGATCGCTTTGAGCGTCGGGCCTTCCCATACCGGATAGGCGTAGGCGTTATTGTCGATCATCAAAGCCGTGATCATTTTGTATAGAAAATCGTAGGCGTTCATATTTGGGTTCGGCCGCACCTGCAGGATCCGCTCCACCTGCCCGCCTACCGGCTGGATCTCTGCGCCCACCCGTTTGATATGTTTGGGTTTGAGCTTGGCGGCGTTCCTTGCGATTGCGTCCACTGCGCTGCGTACAACATCCGTCGAATAGGGATCGTTGCCCCAGGATGTAAAAACAGCATTGTAGCCGTTGAGCATCTTTAGCTGGTTGTAAATCGTATCAGCCCGCGGCTTGCGCCCGAACATCATCTGGAATAAACTTCTTCGTTTCAATCCATCACCACCCTATAAGTCCTTTATAGTCCTCCAGGTTGTTCTGTAACACGGTATATGCAATAAGCAAAGCCACCGCTGGATCTATGCGCTGGCGCTGATGTTTGCCTTTTATTGGCCTTATATTTTCGTTCTTATCCACTTCTATCGCGACGTTGGTCAGGGCCCATTTCATCAGCGGGTCATTGTCATAGACGATGTTATTACTGGCCAGGTCTGCCCCTAGCAGTTTCATGGGTGCGCTTAATGTCCTGGCTCCCATGATCACCGGGAGAAGGTTGGATCCTTTTTTATAGCCCAACCTCCCCTCCATATCCTCAATCCATGCTGGACTATTCCAACTGTCGTAGCCGGTATAATAAGCAATGATTCCATACTTGTCTCGCATTTGACTAAACCATTCAGTCACATAGCGATAGTCAATTTTATTGCCGGGGCAGAGCGTGATAAGTCCCCGCTG